GAGAGCGCGCGATCGTGTGCAGGAAGATCCATGGCCTCGAGCCGGTCGATGGCCGGGCCGACAAGCTTCGCGAATCCTTGCGGATATTCCTTCGCCCAGGTGTCGACGAGTACGGGATCGCCCTGCTGGAAGCCTTCCTCCATCATTCTCGAGGCTTCCACCTCTTCCGCCATCCCCTGGATGCCTTCGGTGCCGCCGTGGCTCTCGAGGAGCTCCGCCGCCGCGCGCAGGTTCTGCAGCCCGCCGAGTTTGTCGGCTTCACCGGCCTTGAAGAGTGCGGCGGTGAGCTGGCGTTCGAGGCGTGGAAAGCGTTTCTGAAAATCGGGATTCGCGGCTGCGAGTTCGCGGATCGCTTTTCTTAACTGGACGGGAAGAGCCTTGGCGTCTCCAGGTCTTCGCTCTCCTTCTTCGCCTTCCGCTCCGCCTTCTTCTTGCGGCTGGCCTTCGGCTTCTTGCCCTTCGGCTTGCGGTTGTTCTTCGAAAGTTTCTTCGCCACCTTCTCCTCCGGTTGACTCTTCGATTCCTGATCCTTCATCGCCTGATAGTAAACCGAGTTCTTCACCTTCCATAAACGCTCCTTATTGACCTGGAGGAGGCGACGTTGTCCCGGCTGCCGCTGGTGAACCGCCACCGGGCGGCATTTTCTTCGCCGCCTCCAGAGCCTGATTTTGTGTTTCTTCCGCTTGCAACTTCGCGGCATCGAGGGTGATGCCGAACTTCGCGGCCGCCTGCACCTGGCCGTCCACCGGAAGATCCTTGAAATTCATGGAGAGGCCTTCGCTGATCGGTTTCGCCTGCGGTGCCTGCTGGCCCGCCTGCAAAGCCGCGAGTGCGCGTTTGTGCTCGTCGTAATGCAAGCGCACGTTTGCGAATCCGTCGGGATTTTCCGCTCGCGCCTTGATCCCGTCCGAGGAATTCGCCCAGGTCTTGATCTCGCCCATTTCGTTCATGTGGTCGTCGAGCTCCTCATCGACCGGCACGGTTGAAACGAGCTGCGGGATCTGCGCGATCGCCGCGTTCATTTTTTGCTTGGCCATGTCGACCATTTCAGGCGGCGTGCCCGGCGGCGGAGGGGAAGCACCAAAAGCCTGCTTCGCCTGCTCGAGCTGCGGATTCGGGCTCGGCGGTGTTTCGAGCATGATCATGATTTCGGATCGCTGCTTGATAGCTGCGTCAGCCGCTGGCACGGCCAGTTCCGGCAATCCCGTCTTGTCTTTAGCTATAGCTAAATTCCGCGGCACCGCTAGGATCGCCTGCAGAATGGGATTCGCGGCCGCGGCCGCCATCAACTGCGTCCAAACGGCGCGCTGCGCCACCCAGGACTCGGGAAAGTTTTCATCCGTATCCGGGAAGCATCGAACATTGCCCTTCAGATCCTCGGGATCGACATTCAGGTGTTCTTTGATCCCGCCAGCACCGGGCACCTCGCCACTCATCGGCGAATTGCGGAATTTTGCGGCCGCGCCTACGGCCTGGCGGATGATGCTCGCGTAAGCCGCTTTCAGATTGCGCCACGTGAGCCCTACACGGCCGAGGGCTTGATCACGCTGGCTCGCGATCCCGCTGGCGGTATCATTCGCGCCGGTGTTGCCGCCAAACAGTGCCGGGAAGGCGCCACAAAGAAACTGCGAGAATTCCCCGAAAAGATTCTGGATATAGGTGAGCAGGCCTTCCGCCAACTGGATCTGTGGCTCAACGAAGATGTTCGCGGCCATGTCCTTGTCCGGCTTGCGCTTCATCTTCACGTACTGATTCGGCTTCGACTGCAGTTGTTTCAAGGCCTCGAGATCGAGGGCTTCGGAATCGACGAACTTCAGCGGCACGAGGTGCATGAAGGCATCGTGCACGTAGTCCATGCAATCGTTCAGTTTTTCCTGCAGCGGAATGATCGGGCTGCCGAGCGCCGGGCGGTGCGCGCCGTCGCCGGGCCGCGCGTGGATGAGCGTCAGGTGGTCGTCGATCGATTCCTTGCGGCATTCGACTACGGTCTTGCCGACCATCGAGACCATGGCGCCTTTCGGAAAAGTGTCGTAAAGCCAATTGCGCTTGGGACCTTCCTCGATCTCGGTGTAGAACGATGGCCGGAACCAGCCGAGCATTTCGGTGGCGTTGTAGGTCATGGCGTCGTTGGTCATGTTCGACGGACGCATGCCGGTCATGATCGACGTGCGTGCCAGGCGGGCATATTCGGTGTTGGCCGTCGGGGTCTGCATGGCCTGCAGCTCTTTGGCTTTGTCCGGGTACTTCGTGCGCATCCGTGTGATGTCGTACTCCTGCGAGAGCAGCAGGTAGTCGCAGCCGTGGATGTCTTTCGTCTGGATCGGAATTTTGGTTTCGAGTGCGCCGTAGCACTCGATCACTTCCTGGCCGCGCGGCGTGCCGCGAGCGAAACTTTCCTCACCAGCCGCAGCCTTGCCCGCCTCTTCCGGCAGATACTTCAGCTCGTCCTCGATCTCCGTTTGTTGTTCGTAGCCGAAGCGTTGGCCGTCAATGACGTAGTGCGTATAGACGATCGAGCGGCCGTCGGTCCACAAGAAGCGCGCGATGTCTTCCTGCAGCACGATCATGTTGTTCGCGCGTTCGATCAGGCGCCGCGCATCGTCAGAAGATTCCGCGGCCGAAACGTCGGCAGGATTCGTCGGATCATCAGGCTCGAAACGTACGCTTGGCGTGCCCGCGGTGAGCGCGGCCGTGATGGTGTCAGCGAACGCCAAATAGATATTTGTCTCGCGGGACTGGTCATCGTAGCTTTGTCCGCCGACGAGGATGAGCTGCGGAAGCACCCAGGCGCCGTTACGGCCGGGCAAAAGAAACTGATTGCCGCGGTAGAAGTAGCGCGCCTTCCAGGCATCACGGATTTCCAGACGATAGCTCGTGAGATCGCGCTGCGCGGCTTTGTCGGCGAGATCCGCAAGGATATGCTCTTTCTCTTCTTCGCTGAGCCCGCTTTCGTCTTCTTCCGAGAGATCCACGCGGTCTTCGTCGGCCACCGCGTCGACGGGGCACAATTCTCCGGGCTGGAATTCGTCGACTTCTTCCTTGGTTGTCTCTTGAGCTTCGTGCTCAGGATTTTTTTCTAGGACGTCATCTTCCGCCATGTTTTGCGGCCATATAAACGAGAGCGAGGCGGGCGCGTTGCCCGGTCACGCCAGGTGCGTGCTTTTTCTTTTCGGCGTAGGCGTGGGTACTCATTCCGTGGCGCTGGGCCTCAGCCTTGAACACCCCTTTGGTGCCGCGATGCTTGATTCCGGCAGAAACCTTTCCCATCCATTTCTCAGCCATGTTTCGTCTCCCGGTAGCGCTGCGCCAGGCCTTTCGGCAACACGCGTTCACCGCGATGGAGGCGATAGACGCCGGTTGCCGGGATGCGGCCGCCGTGGCGGAAACCCTGCACGCGTTGGAGCGGTGCGTTCACGTTTGCGGCCATCTGATCGAGCCACGGATTCGCCGTGCTGACTGGGCGACTTTTTTTCAAGACGTCGTCTTTGTTTTGCGCGGCTGCGGCGGTGGCGGCGGTGGCGGCAGTCGTGGCGTTACGGGGCGCGGCTAACACTTGCTCGTCCTTGTGCACGCCGTAATCGCCGGTCGAAGGAACGAGGCCGCCTTTTTGGAAGCTTCCGCTTATCGGGCCGTAGCCGATTCTTGCCGAGCCCGCTCCGCTCGGAGGCATTGCCGAGGCTGCCTGGCGGCGCTGTTGTTCCGCGATATTTTCCTGCAAACCCTGGACGGCGTAGCGTGGATCGGTCTTTGAAGGGCCGCCGCCGAGATTTTCCCAAGGCATCAAGCTCGGTGCCTGGCGCATGCTGCCGTGCCAGTCGGCGGTTTCCGCTTCCCGCGTGCGCCTTGCGATGTCCTCAAATTGTCGGCGTTTCAGTTCTTCATCGGTGGGCATGTTTCGCTCGTCGGTAACTGCGCGCGAGAGACTTCTTTCCGGGATGTTCCTTGCGCAGGTAACTCATCTTGATGGCCATCGCCTGTCTGGGATTTTTCACGATCGGGCCGCCAGGGCCCGAGTGCAGTGTGCCCTCGTGGAAATCTTTCATGATCTCAGACGCGGGCATTAGAGCAACTTATCCTTCACGCGGCGTTCGCGTTGTTTCTTAACTTTTTCTGCTTTGCTTTCCTCGTCGATAAAATTCATGGCGTCGTTCTGCGTGACGGCGACTGGCGCGGCATCGACTTTCAGATTGACGATGCGTCCGAAAAGGGTTTTTGCGCGGTCCTCGAACCACACTTCGCCCGGCGGCACGTCTGGATTCTCGACTGCCTGGAACGGATAGCCTTGAGCCATCCAGAGCGGCGCAATCTGCGGCCAGAGCTC